TCCCAAGTGCGGGAAGGCCTGTCAGGAAGTCAGCACGGGATTTCTTACTAGCAGCGATGGTCGCTTTAGGGCTGCCTGTGATGCCCAAGATGGCACCCAGCTTGAAGTCCCCTGCCCCGTAGATGAAGGCATAGAACCAGACCTTGGCAATGTCCCTACCGGACAGCATGACCCCAGCAACGGGATAGGTCTTGACGGGATCGAGACCCAGCGCACGGCAGTTGACCGAGTGCATGTCCGTTCCGTTAGACTTCTTCCCGGACAGTACAGTTTCGATGTAAGCGCCGCTGTCGTAGGACGCCATGTATCCAGCCAAGCACCGAAGCTCCAAAGCGTCGGCATCGCAGCCCACCAGGACGAACCCCGGAGAGGCCTCGAAGAGCTCCCGACATTCAGCCCCATAGCCCCCGGATTTCATCAGGCGGATTTCGCCGGAGTCATCCTTCTTGACCTTGGGGACTTGCGCCAAGTTCGGGTTGTTGTGGGTCATCCGCCGGGTGACTGCGCCAAGGGTGACGACAGTGCCGTGGATGCGGCCCTTCCGTTCCTTCTTGAGCCACGCTTGCTGACCCTCTGCCAACTGACCGATGCGCTTGGCGACGGTCATGTAGTCCGTCAGCAGCTTTGCTTCGGGATATGGCAGCAGGGACAAGGTGCTTTCGTCAGTCTTTGCCTGACCGTTCGGTGTGAACTCGTTAGGTTCCCAACCGTATTTGGCCTTGAGGCGACTTTCGATGTGCTGTCCAGAGCCCGGATTGAACTCTGTCAGAACCACCTTGGTGTAAGGTGCGTCTGGACTGTAGTGTTCCTTGGGGTAGATAAGCTCGACTTCCCCGTTGCGCTTCTCCTTCCGACCAATCGGCGGGAAGTCTTTGCGCTGCACCGAGCGGGCCTTCTTAGGCACCACTTTGCCAGCCGGGGCCCACCACTTGGGGAACGCTGCGGAGATTTGCACGAGAAGCTCTTCGCGCTCTTTGATGAGCTTGACGTAGAACTCTTCGGCCTTCCGGCGGTTGAACGTGAAGCCCCACCGCTCCTGTCGTACTAGGATGGTCTGAACGTCCATCTCCAGCCAAACCGAACGGTCGCTGTAGGGGACGCTCCAGCCCTTCTTGTCTTCACCGCGCCAGACTTTCATGGCGTAGTCGTAGAGCTTGCGGTTCACCACCACGTCTTGGACGTTGTAGGACTGCATCTCCGGGTTCCATTCGGCCCACGGGTCCAGTCCGCGTTCTTTCATGATCTCGGAGTAATCACCCTTGTTCTCACCAAGGCGCACACCGAAGGCCTCCAGAGAGAACCTTCCACGCAGCTTGGGCTTCATCTTCTTTTGCTTGACTAGTTGCTCGTCGGAGCTGCCGATTTCGGGCCAGAACAGCCGCGCCAGCACTAGGGTGTCTAGAAGGCGGGACTTCGGGTTGAAGTCGGGGTGGATCTTCTGGATTGCAGGAATGTCGAACTTGATGATGTTGTGGCCGACCAACTCTTCGGCGGCTGCCAGCATTTCCACGGCTTCTCGGGTTGACCGATAGCCGGGTTGATCCGCGAACTCGAAGAACTCATTGGTGTCGAGGTCTTGGATGACCACGCAATGGAGGCGTGTAAGTTCATCCAGAAGACCGTCGCCTTCGAGGTCGAACAGGAGCCTCACTGGAGGCCCCCTTCGAGAACCACGAAGTGCTTGCGGATTGCCTTGGCGCGGCCACTTCGTTTTTGCCTGATCAATGAAAGCGAAAGGCCCCCCGATTGGAGGGCCTTGGTGAGGTCGTCGCGGCTTTTGATCTGTGCGATCACTAGGTCAGAAAGCTGGTTCGTCTCCCGTTGATTGGGGGGTGAACCCGTAGTCTTCTGCGTCATTCTGTTCCTCAAATGGGTCATGATCGAGCTCGACGTAGCGGCCCGTTTCTAGGTCGTAGCGGTAGAAGACAGTGCGGCCTGTCGCGGCCCCCACGGGGCGGTGCTTTAGGACGCGGACAGTTGTCACGCACCGGAGCGACTCATCCTTGTGCTGTTGGTCACGCTCCAGACCGAGCATGGTCACGCACCAGAAGCCGATGCTGCGAGAGCCCTTGAAGTGCCGGATCATCACCCGCCCACCTTCCTCGTGAGGTTTCCCTTCGGGGGTCGCTAGGTGCGACACGAGGTGGATGGTGATTGGCAGTTCTTGGACAAGCGCCCCCATCTCCGCCATGATGCGCTCCAACCCCTTGCGTTCATCCTCTTCCATCGCGGCAAGTGCCGTCAGGTGGTCGAGGTAGAAGAGGCGGATACCTTCACTGTGGGCGAGGAAGCGGATTGTGGTCTTGATGACTTCCCAATCTGTGGCTCCAAAGCTGTCATACATGAAGAGCTTCTCGTCTTCGATTTCAGCGATGGCGTCAGCGAGTTCCTCGGCGGTCCACACGGGGTTGTCCGGGTCCCGGTTGGGCACGTGGAATTGCTTCCCCTTGTGGGTCGAAGCGAGGCGCTTCACGGTGTCAGCGGGCTGTTGCTCCAAAAGGAAAACCCCCACAGGCTCATTGAGAACCGTGAGGTCATAGTGGATTTGTTTTGCCAGCAGCTCGGTCTTCCCAACCCCGGTTCCAGCGCCAATGGCGATGATCTCGTGGAGGCGGCGACCGTAGAGGGTGTGGTTGAGGATCGGAGAGAACCAAGGCAGCCCCATCAGCGTCGGGGTAAGGGCGTCAGCCTTCACATCAGCGATGGTCACGATGCCGTCAGGGCGGAAGACCTTGGCACCGAAGATGGCGTCCACGATCTTGGCTCCGGCGTTGTCCACTAGGGCGTCACTGGCGTCCTTGTAGCCGTCGATCCGGGCAATCTTGCAGCGCCCCGGTGGGAACAGACCCACACAGTCTCGCATGGCGTCCTGACCGGGCTCGTCGTCGTCAAACATGAGGACGATCTCTTCAAAGCCCAAGAGCCACTGGAGGGCCTTCTGGAGGGCCTTCTTGGCCGCAGGGGCACCAGCGGGGACCGACACAACGGGCCACTTATTTCCTTGGACTTGGCTGACCGACAGGGCGTCAATCTCGCCTTCGACAACGACAACACGTTTGCCGCCGTCACGCCACAGGTGTTGCCCGTAGAGGCCCGCCATCTTGGCGTCACCGAGGAAGCGGAAAGACTTGTCACGGAAGCGTATCTTCTGGGCCACGAGAAGCCCCGAGGTGTCCCGATAGTTCGCCACTTGGACGGCCTTGTCGTTCAGCTCCGAGACCGAGTAGCCCCATTTGCGGCAGGTTTCCTCCGTCAGTTTGCGGGCAGGAATGGCCTGAACCGTCCCAACAGGGATTAAGTCCTTGCTCAATTTGGTCCTTTCTCGGGGGGTTTCGACTTGCCCGTCTGCGGGCTCATAGTGATGACAGCCAAAGCAATAGCCGTGGCCGTCACTGTAGCGGGCGAGGTTGTCTCTGGAGCCGCACTCGGGGCACGACTCCTTGGAGACAAATTCGCTTTCAGCTTCTTGGTTCAAAGTAGAGCGCCAACAGCAGGGCGAGGATCAGAACCGTGGTCACAGTCACGTCCCCCGGCATGTCAGAAGTATCCAGCGATCACGCCGATGGGGGCCGCGAAGAGCCCAATGACGCGCACCAGAAATTCCGGCATAAGCATGTCAGGGACCGTCAGAAGGGTCACGATGTTCATGATGTAGCCGTAGGCAACAGCCATCAGGAAGGCCATCAGGGCGAAGAACGGAATGAGGGCACCGATGACCCCCGCGAAGACGTTGAAGAGAAATTTCATGTTCAATCCTCGTATGTTACGTTGACGGCTACAGTCCCGATGCGGAGTGCTTGGGCCGTCATGCGTCACCGCCGATCAGGTCTTCCAGCTTCTTCGAGATGCGGGCAGCCCGTTGAGCCTCACGCAGGGCAACCCCGGCGCTCTCTTTGTGCTCCCGTTCAGCATCCAGATGACGCCGCTGGTTCGCCAGTTCGCGCTCCATCACAACGTCCAGTTGGTTGATTGCGGCGGTGATGCCCCAGATGGCGCGTTCGGTCGTTGCCTGAAACCCAAAAAGAGCCAAGACGGAATTGATCAGTTTTTTCATGTGTTTGTCCTTCGATGTTCTGTTGGGGTTCAGGCTGCGTAGTCAGCCCAGAAGTAGCGAACGTAGGTCTGCCCGGTGCTGTCCGTGCGGCGATCCGAGGTGATGTTCATGTCCTCGGCGCGAAGCTCGTTGATCCGCTTGGGTAGGGCACGGCAGCGCCACATGGCTTGTGCCTCAACGTTGGTGATCGACCGACCCTTGTGCAGGTGTTCCCGCAGTAGGTCTTTCATCGAACGCCCGTTGACGGTTGCGCCGAATTTCCGTTCAGTCATGTCCTTGTCCTTTCTAGGATGCGTTGAAGTGGGGACTTAGCCCCACCCGCTAGGAGGTTGATTTCTTGGAAGGAATTGCGATTGCCCGGAGAGCCGCTATGCGCTGGGCACAGGGGGCCTCATCGAGCCACGATTGGGGGATTGCTTTGTCCGCCCACTGGAACCCGTTCTTGGCGCACCACATGGCGTAAGTGGTGGGCGACCCCTTCGACAACTTGGTCTTCGAGTTGGAGAACACGAAGCGAATGTCGAGGTCCGGGTGTTGTTCCTTGATAAGCTTGTGCTTCTGACGGGCTTCGGTCAGGAAGCGTCCCTTTGTCTCCACGACGACACCATTCCGCAGAGGAAAGTCAGGCGTGTAGGTTCGGGGTTTCACGGGCTGGACGAAGGGGATTTTGAAGGTCTCAAATTCCACCGTATGTCCGGCGCGTTCGAGGTCTGCGGCGATCTTCTCTTCAAGGCCCGAGCGGTAGCCCTCAACAAGGGCCCGCTGGGTTGGATCTGAGGTGCGCCGGACGGGGACCTTTCGGGCCCCCGCCAGTGGCTTTGTCGGCATCAGAAGTTCGGATCGGCCTCATCACCACCGTCGCCAGTGGTTTGATCCTCGCCGTCCTCATCCGTGCTGTCTTCATCAGAATACTCGCCCGAGTCGAAGCCGTCCTCGGTCCCGAAGCCGTAGCTCGAAGCCGATTTCGTGCCACCCGAGGACACCAGTTCCACGATCTGCGCAGCGTTCAGACGACGCGACAGGCCCCACTTCCCGGTTCCCGGCATGAAATACGGGGTCAGGTCGAAGTTGATGATGGCGACCGAGCCACCCCAGATCGAGATTTTCCGGTTCAGTGGTTTGCCCTTGGCGTCGAACAGATCAGGCTGTGCCGACCACGGCTTGCCATCCTTCTTCCGGTTGCCTCCAGCCGCCATCTTGAACAGCAGTTCGACTTTCCCGGTGGGCTCTTCGGTTTCCTCGTCATAGATTTCCTGATAGGGAAGGTCTTTAGAGATGCCGCCCTTTGCTTCTAGCGTCTTGCGGCTCTTGAGTGGCAGCTCCAAGAACTCAGCTTCGGCAATCTCTTCGGCCCGTTCCATCGCCTTGTCGATCTTTGCGAGGAAGGCCTCAACGCCCGGATCGGCGCGGTCAAGAACCAGCTTGGTCTTGTATTCCCCGGCTTCGTGCTTGCACGGGAACTTCTCGGTGCCGTGGTCCGGCTCGTTCAGCTTGGGCCATTTCAAGGTGCCGCGCGGGGTGAACAGGCGCTGTTGGTCTGGGTTCTTCTTAGGTGCTTGAGCCATGTCTGGCGTCCTTTCAGGTGTTGGGGTTGTAGCCGTGGGCTGCCAAGGTCGCGGCAACGTCCACAGGAATGGCACGATCAGTCCCCTTATGGAGACTAAATAGGAAAAGTGCGCGGTGAAATGGCAAGTTCAGACCTCGTGTTTCATGTAGAGCTGGATTGCGGTGAAGCTAGGGCCTTCCGCGTCCTTAGACCCCAGAATGTTCCGGGCAACCGTGAACAGGTCCCCCACGTCCACACCAACACGACGAGCGAAGGCGATCAGAGTCATTGCGACGGCAGCGGGTTGGACCTCTGCGTCGAGGTCAGTCACCTTGTCGAGGATCGAAAGGGACGCCTGTGCGACCCGCTCGGGGTTCACATGGTTCAGCTTATCCCGGTTCAACGAGTCACCCCTTTCTGGAAATACCCGATGGTCTCCAAAGCGCCCACAACGATGCGGCGCATGGTGCCCTGTTCAGAGCGGGTGAACTTGTGGCGGGTGAAAGTCTGTCCATCCACGGTAATGTCGTCGTGGGCTGCACCAAAGCGAATGGTGATGGAAGGTTTCGGCTGTTTCATAGGAACCTCATTGAGATTTGATTTGATTGTGAATTGCCTAAGGGGAGGGGTTATTCCCCATAGCGGGACTATTTAGGCAAAGAAGTAGTCCGATTTTAGGACCTGTTTAAGGTCCAGACCCCCAACGAACGGGGCGCTGGGTGCGCTACCGCGCAGGGTTTCAGGGACGGCATCATTCAGGAACCCCCCCATAACGTCAGGGCCCTCATACATGCCCACAAAGGCTTCTCGAAGGTTGGTCGCAAGAAGGGCCGATTGGGCTGCGGTGGTGCCGTAGCTGTCGTGGATCATGGCGAACTTTGTAACCCCGGCGGCGCGGGCTCGGTTCACGGTGTCAATCAGCGCCGCGGCGTCCAGCGAATGAACAAAGTTCGGGGCGATCCCGTTCATCTGCCGACGAGCATCCAGTTTGTCGTCGTCCGCCACGTCAAGGCGAGGTTGCATCCGACTGCCAAAGAGATAGCACTCGACCCGGTGGCTCGTCATTTGCGGATAGGCTTGGATCACAGGGAACCCACTAGGGGTCTTCCAATGGAGCGGGAGGCCAGCCTTAGATGCCACGCCAGCGGCAGCTTTCAGCCAACCCATAGCCAGCCGAGCGGCCACCACGACTTCACCAATAGAAGCCCACACGACGCCCCCAAGGAACACGGAGGCCTTGTGGAGGTCCTCGTCGTTGAAGGGATACCCTCCGCGCTCTTTGACGGCATCATAAACATAGTCGAAGCATGACCGCTGGGTACCACCGTAGGGCAACACCATTACAGGGCGTTTGGTGATCTTGCGATCCACCCCGTAGCGGCCCCAGCGTTCAGCCATATCGGCAGAGGCTCGGGCTTCCTCGTCTGCACCCGGTCGGCGTCCCTCCGTGACCATCATCGCCAACTTCCGCATGACCACCTTGGCGACTTCACCATAAATGTCCTGCGGCTTGTCGCTGGGCAGTAGGTTGGTGGCCCCTCCCCCGCGTGGGTCACGAAGCATTGCGGAGTAGTGCTGGAGGCCGTTGCACGAACCGTCCATTGCAACCGCGATGTGCGACTTGAACGCCCCGCTGTCAGCCCCGGAAGTCAGCCAGTCGTTGAACTCAAAGGCCCACGCAAGGAAACAGAACGGGCTGTCAGCATCGACCCACCACTGGTAGTTCAGGGGGTCTTCGGCGCTGCGGATGATATGCTCCGCGTTGTCGTCCACCCACTTCATGCGGTCGTCAAAGCTAACCTTGTCCACCCCGAAACAGTTGGCCCCATGCACCTTGAACCAGTGAATGGCAGCCGTGGTGTCCAGCGCCTCCCCCTCCGCAAAGTGGAGAAGGCCCTTGGCAAGGTCGTTGCCTTGTGGGTTCAGGCCTTGCGGGATCGGGTAGACCCGCCCCCGGAAGTCGAGTTGGTAAGGGAAGTAGATGGCGTCATAGTCCGCAAACTCCATTGCGATCTGGAGGCTCTTGAGGACGCCGACACGACGCCCGGTCAGGCGGCGGTTGCTGTCGTAGGTGCGGGCAGCTTCGCGCTTCCAGTCCTTGAGGGCGACCTCATTGGTGTCAATGTCCCCCGGCTGGGTTGGTAGGGGGAGGTTCTCCATGTCCGGTAGTCCGGCCATCGGGCGACCCTCTTCGATCAGCGTCCGGGCCACTTCCAGAACACGTAGGTTGACCGCCCACGGGGTCTGTTGGATTGCATTGACGGCAGCCTGAACCTTGGACAGATCGGCCCGCTTGAGGGCGTCCTTGTGGCGGCGGCAGGAGGTCTTCACGAAGCTCGGAGGGTAGGCCAATGCGTCAGTGTGGTAGCCGCCGTCCAAGAACCCCGTCCAGTCCTTCGGAGGGATCACGCAGGGCAGATACTCGGGGGTCATAAGGGCGAACCGGGTGTCCAGAGAGTGCAACCACGCTTGGAACCGATCAGTCACAGCGAGAACCGTCACCGTCTTCTTCCCGATGCGGTCGGTGCGGATGATGAACAGCCCCGTGGCCTCGACCACCAACTCCATCAGCTTGAGCCCGGTGTGGAGGTTGTCTCGCTCACCCCACGCTTCCCACTTGTCGCCCTTCTCCCGGAGAACCTTCGAGAGCACGGCGCGGCGGTGGCGGGTGTGGTCGGTGCGCCCCTCAAGATCAGACATGACCTTTCGGACGTAGGCCGATTGGGTGCTCTCCAGATGGTTCATGCGGGCCTCCAGTTCGAGGGTCCGCCCGATGCTTGTTGCCAGCGGCGTCACGGGCACGTCCTTTGCGATACCGTCCAGCAGGATGCGGAGGGTCACGAAGGCTGCCTCGGAGGGGTCGATCCCGGCCAGATGCTTGATTGCCGTGTGGCGGCGACCGCCTCCACCTTTCTTGGCTTTGTCGGTGAACGCCACAATCGCCTTCGAGACGCTTTCAACGGCACTATCCAGAACGGTCTGAACGGCCTTGGAACGGGTCGCTTCCCCGTCCGCACGGGCCTCTGCCGAGAGGCGTTTGTATCGCTCAATTCCCCGGTCAGACATGCGGGCTTCGATCTCGGATTGCTCTTTGAACAGGTCCATATTTTACCTCGTTGGTCACAGGTGGGTCACAAGTTCAGGGGGTGTGTGCCATTCACGTTTTGGCACGAAAATCCGGTCCCGTTATGGGGACTAGTTGCTCAAAGGTAAAAACCCAGCCCACACAGGGCCGGAAGTGACTGTTTTGTAAGGATATTCTCGATATGGGGACTATCTGTTCCCGATAGGGGGACTTTTGTAGGCAGAACCTAAATCCGGTCGATCCGCCTACAGGGCGTGCTTCTAACCAACAATTTCAGGGAAAGAAAGGGGGGTGCTCGTTGAAGATTTCAGGCACAGGTCACGCCTTAGGTCACAGGTTAGGTCACACAAATTTCGACCCCTTGCCCCGCCCGCCCGCAGCAGATAAATGATCCTCTGTGCGGGCGTGGCGGAATTGGTAGACGCAATGGATTTAGGTTCCATCGCCGCAAGGTGTGGGGGTTCAAGTCCCTTCGCCCGCACCACCCTTCGGGGTTAAAACCCTCGAACGTAGCGGTCAGTGCTTCGCCCATTCCCAGCGTAGTTGTAGACAGCCTTGACATAGGGGTAGACCGCCAAGTCGCGGACGATGCGTTCAGCCTCTTCCTTTGTGCTACATGCGGTGTAACGCTCCCGCTTTCGGAAGGGCCACCACCCGGTGATCTGAATAATATCGAAGGTGTCGTTGAGGTCCGACCCTTGGACCCAATGCTCGATCTCGAAGCGTTTCTTCATGGTTTCTCCTATACTGCCTTAGGGCGGCGATCCTCGCCAACAGCCCGGTAGATTGCACGTTCGGCGGCGTCCCAGATTGCTGGGACCACGTTGCGGTCGAAGTTCGACTTGAAAGCCTGAACGTAGGGCGTGGTTGACCATTGCCGACCCAATCGCTCAATGTCCCGAACGGCGACATTCATTTGATAGGGGTCCATCTGGAAGCGGAGGCTCAAGACCGTCTCGTGTCGGAACGCCTCCACCCCTCTCTCGGCGCTAACCATCCAAGGTATTCTCGGGGCATCCCGCGAAACCTCGTCCTGCAAAGCGTAATGGGCCTTCAACAGGTTCTCGAAGTCGATGCACTTGGCGATCAGGCGCACGGCCAGATCTTGGTTGGTAATCAGCAGGGCCTCATATTCAGCCCGCGAGTGGACCGGGACGTTGGTGTGTATCCAATCCCGGCAGCGGTCCAGAAGGGTTTGTCGGGGTGCTTTCGTGGTGGTCATCTCATTTCACTCCCAGATGGTGTTTGAATTGTTTTGCGAACCAGTCGATCACTTCCAGCAGCCCTTCGCGGGGCATGTCGTCCACCACTTTGCCCATCCATATGTGACCCGTGGTGAAGGGTTGTTTTGGTTTTGGCGTGGGCTCAAAGATTATCGGACCACGGTAAGTCCCGAACCCCGCATGGCCCCCACCGCCGAACCCTGCATACCCATTACCCCCGCTTGCAAAGGCCGGGACAGGGGGAGAGGTCATCCGGTTAACGTCCTTCAACTTCTGTTCGGCAACGTTGAGGGAGTTCCGGGTCTTCGACAGGAGGGCTTCTTTGGCTTCAAGTTCGCGCACAATCTTCCCAAAGTTCTCCATCGTGAATGCCAATGGAACTCCGTGGAGGTCGCAGCTCTTCGGGCTCTTCTTTTTCCAGCAGCTCATCGCACTTCCCCCATGCTCATTGCGTTTTCCCGGACGTTGAAGGAGGCAGCCTTTCGGGCCACCTCGACAAGCACGTCAGGGTCCAAGTGGGGGTTGAAGATCGAAGCGCCCCGATAGCGGAACCACTCGTGGACTTCGTGCATCTCGGCATCCTTAATCAGACCCAGCACCGCACCGACAACCTCTTGGCGACACATGAATGGGGACAGGAATCGCTTGCCAGATTTCCACGGGGTGCGTTCGGAGGTGCGTCCGGTGGGGTCCATCGTCAGGTCGGAGACGGTGGAGACCTCAAGCTGGATTGAGGGTCGGTAGGCGTCGGCATGGCACCCAACGTTCAGGATGATTGACCATCCGGGCTTGTAGGTGATCTTGGAGATGATCTCTTGGATTTCTGCGGTGTTCACTTTGAACCTCCATACGGGCAAACAAAAAGCCCCCGGAAGAACCGGAGGCCTGATCAGTCATGTTGTATAAATCGTTTAGGGAATTTTGACCTAAGGGGAGGGGTTATTAAGCCGCTTCCTTGGTCCTTCCCTCCAGAACATGAAGAATTTCCTCCAGTCCAGTCGGCTTGATCTGCATATAGCGCAGCGTCGTGGTGATCGTCTTGTGCCCCATCCAAGTCATGACGCGCTTCACGTCAACACCTCCTAGGGTCAGCCGGGTGCAACAGGTGTGCCGTAGGGTGTGAGGCGTCACGTCCATCATCCCGGTGAACTGGCGCATGGCATCCCACTTGTGGCGCATGGTGCTTTCGTTGACCATGCAGCCTACCTTGCCCCCATGAGACACCCCGGAGAACGGTCCTAGGCTCTCTGGATAGGCAGCCTTACGCGCCTCCAGTATCTGGCGACAACGCTGCGTCACGGGCACTGTCCTAGGCTCATTCCCCTTGGTGTGCCAGAACGTCACAGTCATGCGCTTAGGTCCGAAGTGATCCCACCTAACAGGCAGCATCTCGGTGAAGCAACGCGCCCCTGTGTCCAGCAACAGGACACAAAGGTCGTGTAGGTCCATCTCCCTCTCGGCCTTCCAATAGGCCAGCAGGACAGCCTCTTCGGTTTCGTCCAGATACTTGAACCGGGTCTGCATCTCTTGGTTCCAGCGGATGCGCGGCACCTTGTCGATGACCCCCGCTTCCTCTGCAACGTGCAGCATCTTTGACAGGGCAGAAGCCTTGCGGTTCACTGTGGCCGGGGCCAGCCCGTCATCCGCGAAAGTGGCCTTCATCACAGAAATGTCGGCGCTGGTGATCTCGGACACTTCCTTGTTGCGACCGAAGTAGTTCACCACGTCCAACCCGTTCTTGAGGGCCGTCTCGGCGCTGCGCAGCTTGGACCACTCGGTGCGCTTGACGTGATCGAACAGGCCCCCGATGGTGTGCAGGGCGGTGGTTGCAGACTTGCCCGGTGCGAGCCCTGTGCGGGTCTCTGGGATGGGCTTTCCGGTCTCTATGGCGGATCGTGCGGCCACTTCCCAAGCCTCTGCGGCTGATTGAGTGGAGAACGTGGGGCGTAGGCGCTCACCGTCCGCTCCGCGAACGTCAGCCATCCACCGCTTACCTCTCTGTCGTGCCACTGGTTATCCTTTCATAAGCTCACTCAACTTCTCGGCCAGCGTCACGCCCTTGCGCGTTGGGGCCAGTTGAAAGGCCCTGCGGTCGATCACGTCAGGTATCTGGGTGATGAGGTCCATCCCGTCGCGGGGATTTCCGTTCTCGTCTGTCAGGTAGGAAACGTTGGACAGGGCCTTGACGTTTCTGGAAAGCGCGGACTTTTGCACTCCAACCTTTGCGGTCAGGTCTTTGGCCCACATTCCGGGCTCGGCTAGGACGGACAGCAGGACAGCAAGCTGACCCAACTCCATCCGTGGATGGCGGCGGCGAACTTCCTCGATCACTCTTAGAAGCTGCCGCATTGCCTTACGGGTTTCCTCGCCGTCCGAACGCATTTCCATTCCCCTATTTTTTATCTTTATTTCGCCTTGATTGTAATTGTGCCCCATAAAGGGATGATTTGTCTAGTGGGGCTAGTTTGCGTATCGCCCAAGAAACATTCTCCTGAACGTCACGATCCTCTACGGGCTTACCTGCGGCAATCGCCCGCACCGCAACCATAATGAACTCCGCCGCGACCGTCAGGTCGTTGATGGCTCCTTGCCGCAAGTCACACACTTTTAGTCTCCACATGGGGATTGAACAGACCCCGGTTATAGACTCTCTATCGTAGAGTCAAAGGATTGAAGATGAAACCTAGGCGGGCACTTTATGCCGCCCTAGTCGTTGCCAGTGGCCCACCAAAGGGACCAAATTGCCCCTCCAACCATGCCCCCATTGATGCCCCAGAAGGCGATTTCGAGAAGGATCGGTCCCATATCAGGCGCACTTCCGACCGACCACGATGCCAAGCTGACGCTCGATCTCGTCAGAAAGATCGTCAATGTTCGCCCCGAACGCTTCAAAGATCGTCGCCGCAACCTCGGGGTATTGCTCGATCATCCGCGTCAGGTCAGAATCACTTTCTCCCGACGGACGACGCCAGAAGTCTTCGTCATCCAACCAGCGGTTGCCGCCCCCGAAGAAGCCTTCATAGGCGTTAGGGTCACGTTCGACATTCAAGGCCGACCAATCGACGCCCAGAAGTTTGTCCCGAAGGTCGATCAGAAAGGGCACGTCCTGCGTCTCTCCGGTCCCATGCTGGCCCTGATAACCCACCGCAAGATTGGAACATTCTGCCACAATGTGGGAATATTCGTTGGTGTCTGTGTAGACCCCCTCATCGCTGGGCTTGAAGTTCCCGCCAAGCTGTCGCGCGAGTGACCATGCGAACCCTGTGGAGGCCGTGGACATGCCCATCTGGTGGGTGATCACGTCTTTGGTCCCTGCCCGGTCGAAGGCCAGCGCAATTTCGATCCCCGCAAGGAACTCCGGCGCTTTGGTCGCAATCGCCCGTGACCCCACGCAGCCTTTTTCTTCCCCGTGGTGGATCACATAGAGGCCCGGAACGCCCGCCTTGAGCATCTCGGTCATCAGCCAGACCCCAGCCGTGTCATCTGCGCCAAGGCAGCTCATGCCGTTGGCTAGGTCACGATTGGATAGGGTCAGGATTTGGCCGTCATAGGATAGCGTTTTCATGCCTTCCCGGCGGTCCACGGTGTCAACGTGGCTGGAGAACAGGACACGCGGAGAACGCCCGTCAGTTTCCTTGACCTCCACCCAAAGGTTCTGGTGGGCGTCCCGTTTGAAGCCCAAGGGTGTCAGAAAGCGATCCACAAAGGCTTGCTCGGTGGGTGATCCCATAGGCCGCGCATAGGCGAACATGGAGAGGATCTTTTTTTCGTCTTTGTTCATGGTTTTCCCAATCATTCTGGAAGGGACGTGTCAGACCACAAGCCCACGTCTTCGGGGTCAATCCCCTGCGCGAGAAGGTCAAAGGCCACGTCTGCGGGCACAGGTTCGCCTCGGTCGGCGTAGTGCTGGGCGACTTGGATAGCGTTCATGTGCTGGCCCCCTTAGGCGTTGAAACCACACGCGGCGATAAACCGCGCGGGCTGGAAGGCGGGATTGGATTTCTTGAAGTCTTCGGCCAGCGACATTGCCAAGTTCTCCAGCGTTTCCCCGGCGATGTGATGCCCAGCCGGATCGTCACTCACCTGTTGTTTGATCCGGCTTGCGATCAGCTCATAATCCTTGCGCGTCATAAGGCGCTCCTGTCGGTCTAATTGTGGGTGTGAAGGGTGGAAGGGTGCGGCCCCGGTTAGGCCGCAAGTTCCAGTTCCAGTTGTGCCGCGCGGTCAGCCAGAATGTCGGCAATCTGTTCATTCAGATCACCGCAGCCGCTTTGATAGGCTTCCACGGTGTGGCCTTCATCGGCCAGCCAAAGGACCATCAGGCGCTCCGAAGAAAACGCATTCCGGTCAATGGCTTCCCCGTTGGTTAGGATCAGGCTGTTAGACCCGTGGGCTTCCACCCACTCATCCGAGTAGACGCAACGGAAGGCGTTGGTTTCTGCCCAAGTTTCGGACACGGTGCGTCCGTCATCCATCACAATAGCGCCGTCATCCGAACAGCGGACCCACTCGTCGTTTCCTTCGCAGAGGAACCAATTCCCGGACCTGCTCACGGCAGTCTCTGACACCCAAGAGCCACACCGAGTGTTCGCCCGTTCGTTCATCGGGGAATACTCTTCGCCAATCCCACAGTGGAAGTAATGGTGCTCTAGGCAATAGTCGCAGACAGACCCCACACCTTCCACATATGAACCCTCGTCTTCGTCATCATAGCGGTCTTCGCAATGTGCGCAGACAGTCCGACCGCCGCGCAGAGAGTCAATCACCCCGTCAGCGCCCCGCGCTTCGTAGTCGCCGTGGGGTGTGATGATCAGGTGGGTTCCGTTGTCGTCCACCTGTCCGACCATATCCAGATAAGGACAAACAATCCCTTCGCGCCCTTCAAAACGCTGCAAACGCGCCCTGTCAAATTCCCCGGACTTGGCCTCACGATAGCCCGCCAGTTTCAAAGCGGCTTCCATGCGGGCATTGTCCCCATAGGTGCGACCAAAGATTTTCTTGTCAGGCCAGACCACGGCGCGACCATCGGCCTCGTTTTCGTCACCGATATAGGCGACCGCAAGATCGGGGCCAGCATAGACGCGGGCAGGGTGACACTCGCCGTCATAGCCACCGTGACGGAAAGTCATGCAGGAACTTGGGCCTTTCCGATAGACGTTCTCAATCTCATCCGCGTCTTGGGTCACAATCAAGGGGCGCGGGGCGAACTCATTGGACCAGCGTTGCGCCAGGACCTCAATCGTGCCGTCATCCATCAGGTCGCCAAAGAACTTGCGCAGATAGCGCCCCGGCTTGATCACCGAAAGGCGTTCGGCGGCGCGGTGGGCAGGGCTTGCATAATAGGCCAGCATCCCCTCAATCGTATTAGAAGGCCGCGCCCCGTGTTCCGCCCAACGGTCAATATTTTCGCGGAAATACGGGCTTCCAAGCCACGGGTTAGCGTCAAAGGCCTCAATAAGGGTCGAAATTTCACACTCACCGTCGATTGGCCGGACAGGCTCCACAACGTGGAAGTGTTTACACTCCATAACCCTGACAATCCGCTCAACATTTGCTGTCAAGCTCTTCCCTGCCCATCCGTCCAAGCGATAACGTTGGACGCGACCGTCGGAATAAGGGCCCACCCAGATCAGCATTACCTTTGACCAGACGGCATTGCCCGGCGTCTGATTATACGCCACGGCGTGTTGTAGACCCTCAATCGCCGTTGCGGTGGCGGTGTCAGACAGACGGCGAACAGACTTGTTGATTGCAGACATTCTAAGGCTCCATCGACCCCCACGTCTTGGCGCGGCTGGGCTCACATAGGCGGTTGAAGGGAAGCCCGGTTAGTGCCCATAAAGGGACCATCCGGGCAGAATGAGGGCGTCACTTGGCCCGTTTGAGCCACGGGAACAGACCCCCCGACCAATCGTCGCAAGGGTCATCCGGCGGCTGTCTTGTGGGTTCCGTGGGGGCGTCTTTGCGGGGCCACACGCTAGGTCAGCCTTTCCAAGGGCAGAACCGCCCCGTCCATCAGCCGAACAGACGCGGCGAAACCCCGCGACAAACTCTTGTCCGGCTCAATCCGCATTGCCCTATGTGAACAGGGTTCCGCACCCTTGATCACCCGTCTAGCGATCACCCGTTGCGCCGCCAGTTCCGCCGCATAAGCGGTCAAGTAAATCTCGCGTTGCGCCATCCTAGACCACCATCGGCCAGATGATCAGCATCGCCGCGACAAGCGCCACAATGGCGAAGTCAAATTCAGGGAACAGGTTAAGATTGCGCATGACAAAGTTTCCTTTTGGTACCCTTATGGGGACCGTTAGAGTGTGGTTTCGCCCCTGCTAGGGCTTCATCAGTAGGGCAGCATTAGCCCTAGACCATCGCTGAAACCTCAATCGAGGCTTGCCCTTCACGCATTGGATAGCGACCATCGGGCCAAGGCGTCCACCTTGTCTGTATTGCGTTACCCCGTGTCGTGGGTCAGACGTTCCCCATCCCGTGGGGCGCGGCAATGATCCCCTTATGGGAACCAAAGAAAGAGCGTTAGACGTGGGCAGCGCCATCCGGCGGGGCTTTGTCTGGTATCTCCATCTGGAACCGCTCTGACCGTCTGGCCGTCTGCCGTGTTCCGTCTTTCGATGAACCCTTTTAGTCCCCATATCGAAACCATTGCAAGCAGATTTTTGTGACCTAGGCGATATTTCTTGTAAGTCATTGGAATTGCTTGTTTCTTTTTCGATAGATCAAAGGGGTTTTACCCTATGTGCCCCTGTTGTGCCCCCTATGTGGAAGCCCTTGGGCCCCTGTTGTTGCTGATTCGTTCCCCTTATGGGGATTGTTTGGGGGCCTATCGGTGGGCTGTTCTGGCGGGTGAAGGGTGATCCGTGGGTGATCCTAAGGTGGGCCGGATGGTGGGCTATAGGTGGGCTAGGCGGGATTGTTCATGGATGCACAAGGTGGGCTGTTATGTGCATATTTGCGAAAACAGATAGAGAGACAGGGACATGTTCATTCATGCACATAGATGCACCGATATTCCCTGTTATGTGCGCATTTGTGAACCATCGGGCCAACAACAGATACCATATCCGCCGCAAGCCCTTTGTTTTCAACAGGTTAGGCCGATCTGTACCCTAAATGTGTGCCATAAGGTAAGGATAAGACGCGCGTGGGTGCGTATGCGTGACCCCACCGGGGGGTATCGCGCGGCCACACCAGTCGAGGTCGGTGGTTCAGATTTTTGGGGCAAATTTAGGGGGACCCCTTGACGAGGGCGCAGCCCGAGTTGAGGGGTGAACCCGGCTACATTGTTCATCCCGAAGGAGGACTACATGAAGTGGACGCTGATAGTGTTGGTTTTCACGATGGAAGACCCAGCCATGCCGGAGGTCATTCAGGTCGAGAACTTCACGAACGAACAGAGCTGTCTGAATGCCGGGATCGACATGGGCAAGGCTCTGGACAGGGATGATCTTCGACTTACCCTTTCCCAGTGTCTCTTCTTAGGGAGGCCGGGGGAGTGATGCACCCTAAGGACTCTACATTGAGCATCCTGTAGTAGCCCACATCTATCATCCTTTATGTATGTAAAGGGGCTCCTTCTCCTAAGGGGAGGGGTAATTATTCATACCCCCGTAGGGGAGGTCTTAGCGGTCTTGACGTGCATCACGCCTACACCTCCTCCCCCTCCCCCCCCCCCCCCCCCCCCCCCCCCCCCCCCCCCCCCCCCCCCCCCC